CAAATCACACTACTCAAGGAGAGCGGAATCTCTGAGGGTAAGTGTCAGGAATCGGTGAGCGATCCGTTCATCACGGTTCGCAAATCCGACCGCTAAGTTACACTTAGGGAGGCACAATCGCCTCCCTTTCTTTCACCTTTCACCTACAGTTCAATGAAAACTACACTGAAGAATCAAGCGATTGTAGATGCAATCGCTTCCAAAATTGTCAGCGAACTCTATAATCGAGTTCGCTATTCCTGTGATGATCTCTTCATTGAGATGCACAACTATCACGAGGATTGTATTAATGAAAGAGAGATTTTCTACGATGATTCTAACAGCGAACAGTTGACCTTCGATTGCATCTGGGAGTTGATTATTAACACCGAACTCTTCAACCTGTACGATAGTTTGGAAGGTTACTCTCAGAAAGAAGTCAGGGATTATGTCAGGGATGTCTATCCCGATTGGCGTGATTCAATCGACTGAGTTACACTTAGGGAGGCACAATCGCCTCCCTTTCTTTCACCTTTCACCCTACACTTTAACGACCATGGCATCAATCGACCTGCAACCTTACGTGATCCCTTCTCATTTTATGTCTGCATTAGTGAACGATGATTACACTGGACTCGATGATAAAGAGGAAGCGATTGTGACTCAGTTCCTGAAAGATTTGGGCGATCGTTATCTTTTTGTTGCCCCATGTGATGAGGATTCCTATTTCACACCGTGTCACGATTTGCGTGATTATGGTGTCCTTGCCTGCGATTGTGTGGCAGTTGAAATAGCATTTCGCCCAGAATCTGCACCTGATTATGATGCCGATGATGAGATCTGCAATCGTTATAACAGCATCGTCTGTGGCATGTTGATCGCCTAAGTTACACTTAGTGGGCGGCAGTTGTTTATACTCTGTCGCCCTAATCACGAACGATTAGGATACTTTATTCGTTCGTGATGGGCGGATCGGGCGGATGCGATATAAAAACGCAACACTACCCTAACCTACAAAGTGTTACCCAAGCGAGTCTTTTATTTCACTCATAAGAAAAAAAATCCCGGTCAGTATAAAAACTCACAAAAACCTTACATATATAAAAAAAAACTTTATATTCCCAATAATGAAAAAAAATTCCGGAGATATTTTTTCGCCCATAGAGATCGATCCAATCAGTGGTGAGTATTATATTACAATCCCTGAGCAGATCATGAATGAACTTGAATGGTATGAAGACACAAATATTAAATTTACACTCGATGGAAACGAAGTTATTTTGACAGAGAAGGATTGACTTCTTATAGATAATGATGTATGATACTGAAGTAAACAATTTATCTCATGGCAAAAGGATTTACTGTAAAAGCAAAGGCACCAATAGCATCACAATCAACACAAGAGTGGGATTATAATTTAGCAAAGGAGATGGTACGTGGAAAGTCCATCGTATTTTGTCTTCCAGGTCGTGGAGTATCTTATACCTACTTAAAAAATTTCGTACAACTCTGTTTTGACTTAGTTCAGGCGGGAGCAAGCATTCAAATCTCGCAAGACTATTCATCAATGGTAAACTTTGCAAGATGCAAATGTTTAGGTGCGAATGTACTGCGTGGACCTGATCAGATTCCCTGGGATGGTAAACTAAATTATGACTGGCAACTTTGGATTGACTCTGACATCGTTTTCAATACTGAAAAGTTCTGGCAATTGATTCTTATAGATCAGGATATTGCTTCTGGTTGGTACGCTACAGAGGATGGACACACGACCTCAGTTGCACATTGGTTAGATGAGGATGATTTCAGAGGTAATGGTGGTGTAATGAACCATGAAACCGTTGAAAGCATCTCAAAGCGCCGCAAACCATTTACTGTTGACTATGCAGGATTCGGTTGGCTTCTCATTAAAAAAGGAGTCTTTGAACACCCAGAAATCAAATATCCTTGGTTTGCTCCAAAAATGCAAGTCTTTGAATCTGGACAAGTTCAAGATATGTGTGGAGAAGATGTATCATTCTGCCTGGATGCAAAAGAAGCAGGATTTGAAATTTGGTGCGATCCTCGTATTAGAGTCGGTCACGAAAAAACAAGAGTTATTTGATTTTATGGCATATTCTTACAATATTCTTTGTAAGGGTCGTAGAATTTATACAGCACTTACAGAAGAAGAATATTTCGATACAATGGAGGATCTGTCGATAGAGTTTTATCAGACGGGTTCTCCAAGACCTGAAGATCTTGAAACTGAAATTTTAATGGAGAATCAATCATGGCAAAAGGTGGATCACTGAAGAATAGTTCTTATACTCCTGGGGCTCCTAAGAAGTCTCGTCAAGGAATGGGTGGAGGTACTAAGTATGCCTCGTCTTCTCGTAATAAAGCACGTAAGAAGTATCGTGGACAAGGTAAGGGATGAAATCTTTGCTTTTTATTTCGGAAGATAAAGAAAAAGCATTAATTCAAGAGATGACTTATTATATTCAAGTATCGGGGATTGAAATTCATCCCTCCGATACTTGTTTTTTAATGATTTCTCCTGATTATTCTGCGATAGTAACACAGCATCTCTCACATTCTTTGAGTATGGATCAAGAAATATTCCATATTGAAGCAGTTAATGTCCCATTTCCAGATGAAAATGTGGAAGAGTATCGAAAAGATTTTATTGAAAACTATTCGAAGTGGTTAAAACGATGGAAAAAGTTCGTTTTAATTGAAGCGGGAGTCATTCGTGGTGGTAACTATCGTTGGATTACTGACCTGATGCATGATAATTATTATACAATTGCACTGTGTGAGAACGTTCATAGTAAATTCAAGAGTGATTTTGTCGCATTATACTATAATGATATGAAAGAAGACCTTCATTTTTGGTGGGAACGACCAAATAATCATTGGAAATTTGAGAATAAATAAATTTTTCTACAAAAAATGAATTGAAACAGTATTCGATGGGTAAGCACCTTCTGTTAGAGGTGTATGATGTTGATTTTGAAGCGATTAATGATGTAGAATCGCTTCAAAATGTAATGATCAATGGCATTAAACGTGCTAAAATGACCATTTTGAATGTTTTTTCACATTGTTTTATACCTCAAGGGTGTACAATTGTGATTGCTCTTGCAGAAAGTCATGTTTCTTGTCATACATGGCCAGAAAATGGATGTTTAGCGATCGATGTTTACACTTGTGGTGAAGGAAATCCTCGATTAATCGCTTTAGAGATACTAAAATATCTAAATTCTGACAGTTATTCACTTCGTGAAATAGACCGTTAAATAGAAATAAGGAGATAGCAACCTCCTTTATAAAAGTTCTGTTTTATTCATTAAAACAGGAGCTAAAATGTCTAATTTACCAGTCGATAGAGATTCAAATTACATGTATAGGATGTGGGGAACCACTCATCTTATCACTGATTATGATAATATGCCACCAAAAAGGGTGATTCAAGAGGTTATGCACGATACTGCACCAAGGCATGACTTAAAAAAGCAAGTTGAATTGCATGAAAAAATTAGAAATGATGATGATTATGATGATTGGGAATATGGAACTGATGCAATTTATGGTTCTTCGTGGAAGTGAACATAAATAATCCAAGAAATTTCTTATCCAATGACAGTAATACGAATATCTAGATCATTCAAAGATATTAGTCTGTCTTTTGATCCACATCCTGTAACTAAAGATTTGCCCGTTTTAATTAATCAACGGGCAATTATTCGATCTGTTCGCAATTTAGTTGAAACAATTCCAACAGAAAGATTTTTTAATCCAACTCTTGGATCAAATGTTAGAAGTAGTTTATTTGAATTTGTAGATTATGCAACTGCAGATGTAATTAAAGATCAAATTACCGAAGTTATTAATAATTATGAGCAAAGAGTTACTGATGTAATTGTTCAGGTTGACCCTATACCAGATCTTAATGAATTTGAAATTACTATTACATTTGAAATCATTGGTCAAGAACTTCCAGTACAACAGTTTTCATTCATATTAGAGGCAACAAGATAAAATGCCTTTCACTAAATTTACAAACCTAGATTTTGATCAGATAAAGACTTCAATCAAAGATTATCTCCGTGCTAACTCTACGTTTACGGACTTTGATTTTGAAGGATCTAATTTTTCTATTTTAATTGATACTCTAGCGTATAATACGTACATTACAGCATTTAACTCTAACATGGTGATAAACGAATCCTTTTTGGATTCGGCAACTGTTAGGGAAAATGTAGTTTCCCTTGCAAGAAATATTGGATATGTACCATACTCTAGAAACTCTGCAAGTGCCACAATATCATTTACTATAAACGTACCTCCAAGTAGTTTTTTGAGTGACAGTACACCAGTTTATACACCAACAGTAACTTTACAGGCAGGTCTTGTCTGTACTGGTTCGGTAAAGGGAACTTCTTATGTATTTTCTGCTCCCGAAAATATTACAGTTCCAGTTGTGAATGGAGTAGCAACATTTTCTAATATTACAATCAAAGAGGGAACTTTTCTCACTAAAAAGTTCACTGTTAATGCATCTTTAGATCAAAAGTTTATACTTGATAACTCTTTTATCGACACTTCTACAGTTAGAGTCTACGTAAAGGGTTCCAGTGATAGTGGATTAGGAATAAAATACTCATTAGTGGATAATATTTTTGAAGTAAATTCAAATTCTCAAATCTTTTTAATTCAGGAAGTACAAGACGAAAAATATCAACTTCTTTTTGGTGATGGAATTTTTGGTCAAAAACTAGAAAATGGTACAATAATTACTAGTAACTACATTATAACAAGTGGAAAAGATGGAAATGGTGTAGAAACATTCTCTTTTGCAGGATCGTTAAGGGATTCTAATGATGTCAATGTAACACCGCAGAATACAATTACAGTTACTACTAATCAGAAATCTCAAAATGGATCTGATATTGAAACAATAGATTCTATTCGTTATTTCGCTCCTCGCCTGTATGCATCTCAATATAGAGCAGTAACTGCAAGTGATTATGAAACTATTATTAAGTCCAAAATCTATGGCAATGCAGAGTCAATTTCTGTGATTGGTGGTGAAGAATTAACTCCGCCACAGTTTGGAACAGTTTTAATCAGTATAAAACCAAAAAATGGCACATTTGTTTCAGATTTTGACAAAGAAAATATACTTGCAAAACTAAAACAATATAGCGTCTCTGGAATTAATACAAAAATAATAGATCTCAAAATTCTTTATGTTGAAATTGAGTCTTTTATCTATTATAATGAAAGTCAAGTTGGAAGTTCTTCAGACTTAAAAACTAGAGTA